CTTCTATATATTTCTTCTATAAGACGAGGTTCTGCACTATCACCCCATATCTCTTCACTCTTTGTTATATCTAAACCCTTTAACTTATTTATAATATCTGATGTGATTAAACCTCTTTCATAAATTAATTCTTCTAAATATAAATCATTACCATTCTTATACACCGCTACTAATGCAGTTGGGTCTGAACTAAATCCAAAATCTAATCCGAATCCTACAAACTCACCATCGTAACTATCTACTATATCAAATTGAAATATTGCCTTATCATTCAAAGCAAATTCACCCTTACCATATATCTGCCATTTCTTTGGTGATGTTAATTCTAAATCTTCAATTGCTTTAACGATTTCTTTTTCTAAGTAAGGATTATCTCTGTATGTAGTTACAAATCTTTCACAATCTTGCATTTGTCTTAACCAACTATATGGAGATACGGTAGGGTTGTATGCGAGTATGATTCTATTTGTAGTTCTGATAGATAACTGAAAGTATGATTCTTCATCAATCTCACTTGCTTCTTCAAAAAAAGTAATATCAGATTTAATTCCTCTAAGTTTGTCCGCATCGTCTGTGGATAAAAACTGAATAGTAGAATCGTACAACTTATAAACCCTATCAGTAATATTAAAGTTATCATCTGACCAAAGGTTTAATGATTTTAAAATATCTGTGAAATCTTTTATTACAGTTCTTTTAAGTGAAGGAATTGTTTTTCTTACTATTGTTACCGTCTGTTGTGATTCTAATGCCTGAACTATTATCCATTGTAGTATTGCGTATGTCTTACCACTACGAGTACCACCTATGTGCTGAGTGATTCTACTTTGTGCATCTAAAAGATGTTCGAATGTTATTGTAGTGTTAATCTCTAAATTCATCTTTACTACCTGTTCTGTTTACGTTCACACTTATCTGCTGTATCTTTTGATTAATCTCAGCTTTCATTTCTGTTCTACTTAACTTAGGCATTACATACTCCATCAATTGTAAAGCGAGTTGTATTGCTTTTTCAGGATTATCTTTTCTTATTCTTTCTAAATCATCAGAAATAGTATCCAATGTTTTATTAGCTGCTCTTGCTAAGGTTAACTTCATTTGTTCGGTAGACCTATTCAATGCTCCTACCGGTCTTCCCGCTTTATTAATTCTATTATCACCTTTAACGAATGCCATAGTTACTTATTGTATTTATCAATGCTTTTGTATATCTATATATATTAACCAATTAGCTTTCGTTTGTAGTTGATGCTTTCTTTACTTCTTCTTTCTCTTTTAACTCTTTGTACATCCTATTGTACTCTCTTTCCAATTCATCCAACTCTTCTAAGTTCATACTCTTTTTAATTTCTTCTACAATCTTTTGGATTGCATTTTCATCGTTAATCATTGTTAAATGGGTTTTGTATGTTTTGCTTTAAATGTTTCTTTACTTTCTTTACTGCTAAGAATACTGTGCTCTTACTTATTCTTATATCTTTACTTACTTCATCCAATGTCTTGTCACTAAACCAATAATGTTCATATATCATTGCACTTGCAAATCCTTTTCTATTTTTCATATGATGTAGTTCTTCTCTTACTTCATTATATGCTTTATCTATCTTCTCATCTCTATCATAATCATATTCTGTATCTATTTCATCATAATCGTCCGACAATCTTTTCTTTTTGTTATCTCTTTTAATACCATTGATAAATCTACTCAAAATGAACTGTCTACAATACTGTAAATTAAAACTATCTAAATAAAATAATTTAGTATTACACTTCTCTGCTAAATACAAATAAAGTTCTGATACTAATTCTTCTGTTGTTTCTTGATTATGTGATATATTAAATGCCACCGCTCCCAACCACTTATGATGTTTATTATATAGAACTTCTAATCTCTGATTACATTCTAATTGTATTGATGATGATAGTTCATTCATTATACGGATTCAACTCTTTTAATATAATCTTGTAATACATCTACCGCCTTTCTCCATAATCCCGCTGCACTCTTACATCCACACGGTTGATTCTCATTTGAACCGCTTATCCTTTTGTATGTACTCCAAACATAACTTAATAACATTTCAGGTAAATAATCCCTAATAGATTCTATCTTACCTTTAAGTTCTAAGTATTCATTTTCCGTTAGTGGATGGTATTTATTTTCTGTACTCATATTATTCTCCTTTAAAAATTCTATCTTCTAAATTAGGTTCTTGCGTAGGTAATGGAATTGGATTATTTAAATTTAAGAACTTACCTAATTGATTAATGTTCGGATGGTCATAAGGGAAAACTATGCCCATTGATGCTAAGATTAAGATTAAATCCGTTACTGATGTAAGAGTGGTGAAGTCTATCATATACATATATCCTTCTTTTACATCTGCTTTGTCTGATAAGCTATTTAAGCTACTTTTTACTTCTATCATATTTTTTTATTTAAACGTTATTAATTGTTTATCATTTTTAATTCCCCAAAAATATAAATCTGCTGGATTTTGTCTACTACTAAATTGGTATTCACTAAACCATTCATCTAAATTAATTTCACCCTTTATAATTTCTTCGGTTAAGTTTCTATAATAATCACCAACGAAAGGAGCATCTTGCGGTGATGTTCTTCTAGTTCCATGTTCTCCTCTACCTTCCGTTGCACACGTAAAAAGAAATAATCCACCTTCTTTTAAATGTTCAATGATATTCAAAATAGTTTCTTTCCAATATTCATCATGCTCAAAACATTCAGTAGAAATAATTGTATCATAATGTTCTTTTGGTTTATATTCATGTCCTCTACATACAACATCTACATTTTTACCCTCACCTAAATCTACACCAATGTATGTGTAATCTTCAAATAAATAACGATTATTACCATTGATATCTAATGAACCGATATCTAATACTTTTACTCCCTTAAAATGAGTTGGGAATTTTTCTTTTACTGATTTACAAAAATCAGATTGTTCTTCATGTGCCATAGTTTATTTATTTTATTGTTTCTGTATTATTGTATAAATTCGGCATTTCTGTTTTTTGTATATGGAGTAATGCATCTTCTAAATGTTTGGACCTTATGTTAGTAATTTGTAACATACTAGCTAATACTCCATAAGCTTCTTTATGTTCAATATTTAATTCTTCGTTACAATATTCTTCCCAACTTCTTTTAATTCCAATGTAGGGATTCTTATCCTCTTGTAACCATATCCCTATATGCTTTTGTATTTCACTTCCGTTCATATTATTTATTATTTTCGTTTTTTCTTTGGTCTGCAATACTTATTAATCTTATATATTCCATTAACTGATTATCATTTAATATCCTATCCATTTGTTTACTAATAAATGCTCTGATTTCTTTTCTATCACTTAAAGGTTTTAATTCTTTATTTATCTCTCTCCAAAATCCGCTTCTATTCTGTAATTTATAATCTCTGTATAATTCTATTCTCTTTATTGCCGCTCCTATCTCTGCTCTCTTTTCTTTGTGTAAAGTATTTCTATTATCCAATTCAGTTTGATAACATTCTATACATAGTGCTCTCTTTGGTTGTTTGTTACTAAGTGTTTCATCAAATGGTACACCACACTCTCCACATTGCGTTGATAACTGTCTTAAACTTCTTCCCATTAAAATAATTTTATTCCTTCTTTACAACCACATAGTTCATTGAGATATATCCTACGTTCCTCACATCCACACGTAGCATACCCAAATTTCGATGCAATCCAACTCGCGATATCTTTACCCCAACCTAATGTCACTACGTTAATTAATCCCTCTACAATGTTTCCTAATTTGATTATACACATACTATGATTTAGTTTTTTTTTCTTAATTGTGCTGATGGTGTGTTCCAATACTTTTGTGTATTTTCTGCTACAGTCAATAACTGTAAATTCTTTAACCTATTATCATTTTTTGTATCGTTGATATGGTCTACTACAAATCCTTCATCAATAGGTCCTACAAATGTACTATATACTAATCTATGAACTCTTAATGAACTTCTTTGATTTGATGTTTTACCCCAATAAATGTTAGCGTATAAGTAACCGGTTTTCTTTTTAGATAATTTTAATAATCTTAATTCAGTTCTTGCTGTATTATTGTTACCTCTTTTTGATGTCCATACATTACCATCAGTATCGATAAAGTATCCATCATAACCTTTAATTTCTTTAATCTTTGCCATATTTGTTTTATTAATGTTGTTACTATAAATATAACCAAAAAATCTCAAACGAACAAATATTATTGGACATAAAAAACCCCCACTAAGAGTAGTGAGGGTGAGAGTGTATTATTTGTACCACTCTATATTATAAGGATGTTCAGACTAAATGGCGTAAAGAACTGAACATTTATATAACAAAGATAATATATTTTTTCTATCATACCAAATTATCTAATTCATTTATTTCTTTATCAGAAGGTTTTAATCTCATCTTATCTGCTATACTATTATTTAAAGTATCAGTTACAGTTCTAGTTTCAGTTCCAGTT